ATATTATTATTCCTCGTCGTCTAGTGTTGGGTCTACCCAATCAGGGTTCAACGTCCATGTAGTGCCGTCAAAGAAATACTTGTTGCCAGTCCAGTCGTCTGGAGCGTTGGTCACGTTGTCAGTCACGGTCACTGTGGTGCTGTTCAAGTCACCAATGATGAACTGAGCAGGATCACCCACTGTGATGTTGTCTGCCGTAGCAGTAATAGTAACGTCATCAGCAAGCAGGTACTTGCTCAAGCCGCTTGATGTTTCTACGATGGTCTTCATGGTTTTAACCTTTCACGATAAGTTTAGTAGCCGACACGGCAGTGCCAGCAAAGACAGATGGATCGGCGGGGGTTTCACTCAACGTGCCGTTAAGTTGGACATAGTAATCCTGTCCCGCAGTTAAGCCAGACTGTGCGTCATTAATAGAGCAACCCGTCTGGACAACAGCAGATGTACCGTCAGCAGCAGCGCCATCTGCAAAGCCTATGAAGTTTTCGGCGGTGAGGTTGGTGGAGCTGTAGCCCACTGAAAATACATTACTTGTGCCGTAGTCAAGATTAGCGTCATCTTCATAAACTATAGCCACTCTTTCTGAGGTGCTATCGTAAGAGGCAAAAACATATTGTGTATTACCGCTTTCAAACGCAACCGCAGTATCAAACGTAATAGATGTCCCCGAAACCGTTCCAGATATTACTCTGCCAGAAACATTAGTGTCATCGTCATAAGCTATAACGATTTTTCCAGCAGCGGAGTCAAAAACTACGCTAGTCCCAAAGCCAGTCGTACCCGAATGAAAAACAACAGAGGTGCCATAACTTATAGAATTATCGGATGGGTCAACCGTACCCACAATAGCGGTTCCATAACTATTGCCACCCGTTGCGGAATTTCTGTAGGATATAACAGCTTTATTGTTAAGGCTGTCAAAGCCGCAACCCATCCGGTATGTGTTCCCACTGTTAAAAGTCACAGCAGTCCCAAAACTAATAGAGTTGTCGGATGGATCAACACTTCCGACAATAGCTTTGCCGTAATTGCTTGAACTGTCGTGCCTAAAGGCTATTACAACTCTATTAGAGTTGGAGTCAAAAGTAGCTGCAATATTGGTTACTGTTCCGCTTTGAAATTTTACTGGCGATCCAAATGACAAGCTAGTTCCTGAGACCGTACCGACCAAAGCCCACCCCTCTTGCGGAGAAAGGTCCTTTCTGGCAAGAAATACAACCCTACTTGAGTTGGAGTCATAAACGGCGGAAGTCCACTGAACATCAAAACCAAAGGGGCGAAATATAGGTGTGCCAAAACTTATAGAGTTATCAGATGGATCAACCGTACCCACACCGCAATATGAGTTATTAAACCAAGCCACCTTGTTGGTACTTGCATCAAAAGTTATGGAGTTCCATTGCCCGGCCCCCAGTTCACTCGCCAGCACGGGTGTTCCAAAACTAATAGAGTTGTCGGACGGATCAATAGTTCCTACTGCCGCTCTAGACCCAGAACGCATAAAAATTGCAACGGTTCTGTCACTGTTAGAGTCATAGGTACTTGAAGTGTAGGATACGCTTGCTGCGTCAAAGACAACGGGCGTACCAACTCCCTCAGTTCCAGAGCCTCCCCCAACAGCACTCACAGTCCCATCGCTATTAACCACAACCGTGTCGCCGTTAGCCAATGCACCACTGGCAACAGCCCGTACTTCACCATCTACAGGTGTGTTGCCTATGGTACGCATTAGCTGATCTCTTCGTAAGAAACGATAACTTCCAAGTCGTTGGCTGTGCCAGCAGTTGCTGTTATTGAGCGGTCTTCCTCAAGGTAAATCGCAGTATTCTTATCCAGAGCAACTAGCGATGAGTCAGCGCCAACTGAAACAGTGGCAACAAGCGAGTATGCTGTGCCACCGCCAGATGCTGCGCTGTGCATGTCCACCGTAACGTCACAGGCGTTTGTTCCGTCTACGTTAGCGATTTGGATCATGTTGATCTTAAACACCTTGCCGCTGGATGCAGCGTTGCTGACCAGCGTTGTGGCGGATGTTGTTGAAAGTGCAACCGTGGCAGTTTTGCCTGTAATTGTTGCAACATTTACTACGTTTGGTGCGGCCATTGATTTTCTCCTTTAACCGAAAACGATTGCCATAGCAATGGCCTTGCCTGTTGACGCCTTTACGTCCACATCATCTTGAATGTTCTCAAGAACAGTATCAACACTGTCCCAGTTTGCGTTTAACTTCGTTCCCCAAGTGTCTTCGGACGCGCCGACTTCGGGCTTAACAAAGCTATAGTTTGTTGTAGTTCCATCAGCCATTACGCGGCCCTTTCTAAATAATCTGCTTTAGACCACGAAGTGGTCGGGTCTGCCGCATCATTCCACTTGTATCGTGCGGACACAACTGTTGTTGACTTACCAGAAGCTGTCGCCTCACCTCTAGCCGTAATTTGGCCATTGGCGATAGTTTGAGACGATGAAGTCATGCCTCCATGACCGCGATAGGTTGCGGCGGCGGCAGTTACAACATTAACAACTGGAGAGCATTGCGAAGCCCCAACAGCCTCATACACGGCGTTGCTGCTAAAGGCAGAAGATGCAATAGCGTTGGCGGAACCCTCTCTCACGCGCAAACTGTCAGACGTAACCGTAAGCTGCGGAGAAATTGTCATTGACGCCGATGCGTTTTTGACGCCCACCGTTGCCATAGTCCCGGTTGCAGTTATCAAGACAGTAAAGCGGAATTCTTTTTCCGCTGTTGCGTCTGCTGAAGAAACAGCCGAAATTGTAGCTGCGGCATCAACAATAACATCAGCAGCGGCGGAGCCAGTTGACGTTGCCGCGACACTTGCCGACCCGTCAAGAACTTTTAAGCCGCTGGCCGTTACACCTGCCGTTGATGATATTGCGGAAACACCCGCAGCTGTCTTAAAGGCTACGGAAGCAAAAGAAGCACTTGCGGTTACTTGAGCGGCGGCATCCTTTACGGTGCCGTCAAACCCAAATAACCGGGTGCCAAAATTACTTGAACCGTAACCGACCATGATTAGTCTAACGTAATGTCTAGGTCGCCAGTTGGGATGCGGAATACATCGCCAGTGTCGATTGCCTTAGACACGTTAAGAGCTGAGAAGGCGAGCAAGTTACCAGAAGAACTGGCGTCAAAAACACCAACGTGCGTAACAGTCCCATAAGACGCTGTAGCAGTTGGGAACTCAACGGCACCAGTGTTCGAGGCAGTGTCACCTGATACGGAGAACGTCACGGACTGACGGGCGTAACCCCCAGTTGATACTTCAGTGCCACCTCCACTGTCACTTGGCGGCGCAGTGTACAACGCAATATACCAAGCAGTTGGTCGGGTGGCGGTGCCTGTTGTAAACGCGAAATCTAGGATTTCGGTTTCTAAGTAATTTGAAAAGCTCATGCTATGCTCCGTTAGATATATCTGGCGCGATCATACACCAATTTTGAGTTAATAACTAGATATAATAATTCTGCGACCAGAACCACCAAACCTAGTGTCGTCAGATGCTTTTTGCAGAGAAGCCAAACCATTTTGATATAGCGCCGACCATGTTTGCGTTCGTGCATCATCAAGTAAATATGGAGCGGATTGCAACAACGCACCGTATAGATAAACGTCAGGCTGATCTTGCAATAGCCAATTAAAGGTCACGCTATCACTCAGGTTTGGAATTTTTGCGTAGTAAGCAAGCTGCATAGGATACTCCGCAGCCGGAGTTGGGAACACTTCTATGGCACTCCCCATTTGCGTATAATAGCGTGAAACGCCAGAAGTATCACTGTTATTTTGGCGTTTTTCCAGCATATCCTCTGGGCCAATGAAATCCAGCTTAACTGTGGTTGATGCGGTAATGTTAAAACGCACAGTCTCCATCCAATCGTCAGGCACTTGCACATATCGGCTATCAAGCACAGCATCAACGCGCTCGATCATTTTGTAGTGCCGCAGCTTACGATTAATATCGGCCTCTGCCATCGAAATAAAATCAGGAATTGCCGCAACGGTATCCGCGTCTTCACGGTTTAACCAGCCAGCAATTGAGGTTTTAAGCTCTGAATAAGTTGAAAGTGCCATCTAACAGTCCCATGCTTTACGCGACCAATAATTAGCCGACAATTTGCTATTCTTGCCCTTTATACCACCAGAACGCGCACAATACGATGCTTTTCGACTTGGCGTGTTTTTCTTAATGGTCATGTTGGGATCGCCAAAGTTTACTTTTTTAACTTCATTACCTTCAACAGCAAGGACTTCAAACTTCTTTGGGCCACCCCGGCGCGGTTTATTGACTGCCGTGAAGCCATGCCGCTTTTTTGCCGCCGCTATCTTTTCCGCTTTTGTACGCATGAAAACTAAATAAGCCCTACGCTTTTGCTAGGCATTTGCCAGCCATTGCGCATTTATTTGGTGTTGGACAACCTTTGCATGGCTTAAAAGATGCTGCGGAAGAATACTTACCAGTCTTCATTTCTTTTTCCCGCCTTTTTTCTTACCCTTACTTTTTTTACCGTAGCCCATTACGCTTTCCTTTTTACTGGTTTTTTCTTAGATTTCTTTGCGTCCGTCTTAATGACTTTTAAATTTGACCAAGCGTTTGGATATGCAGAACCCCGGCGCTCCGAC